ACTAACTCGTCTGGTGCCGACGAACCCTCTACTACCTATGCTAATCAGTGGTGGTATGAGGTTGACACTAACAAGCTTAAAATCCGTAATGAGGATAATAACGCTTGGATAGAAATCGCCACCCTAGACCAGACTGCCGATAATGTGTTATCTATTGACCCTCAGTCTATTAACACTCAGTCTATTACCACGGCGGGGTTGACTCTAGGTGCAACAGCATTGACTGCAACTGGTGTTGAAATTAATGCCCTAAAAGTGCAAGGTAAAGAAACCATCTATGTACCAGCTTCTGCTATGTACCCTAATACTACCAACGGCTCCTCTAAATCAGAACAAGTAGAGCTTGCAAATGGACCAGAACTTAATGTACTTGACTTTGATCCTAGTACCGAAGAGTTTGCACAGTTTAGTGTTGTCTTCCCTAAAAGTTGGAATGAAGGGACTGTAACCTTTCAAGCATTTTTTACTGTTAACGGTACTGATACAGGTACGGTTGGTTGGGGCCTATCTGGGGTAAGCATTGCAGATGATGCAAGCACAGATACCGCTTTTGGCACTAATGTTTTAGCTACAGCTAAGGCGCACAGTGGGGTTGCTAACGATCTGGACGTAACAGTAGAAAGTGGGGCTGTAACCGTAGCTAGTGCTGCCGAAGACTGTTACACCTTTTTTCAGATCATGAGAGATGCCACTAACGACACTCAAACAGCAGATGCTAGACTGATGGGTATAAAACTGTTCTTCACAACAAACGCAAAGAATGACGCATAATGACTGGTTTTGGCTATAACATAAACGGGTTTGGCGTAAGTGGTGAGTCAGGACCACCCTTTGCGGCGCAAGTTTTCACGTCCAGCGGTACTTATACGCCAACAGTAGGCGTCAGTTCCGCATTGTTTATGGTGTTTGGTGCTAGGGGCGGACAGCCATCATCCGGTAATGTAGCGAGCGGCGGTGGTGGAGGGGGATATGCTGAAAAGTATGTATCATCTCTATCTAGTAGTTACGGCGTAACCTTAAACTCTGCGAGCACCTCTAGTGCTGGTGGCGCAGGTGTTGCTAGTAGCGGCAACAACAACCAAGCTGCGGGCTATGGTTACGCAGGAGATTTTACTGCGTCGGGTGGTACAGGCGGCATAGGCTCAAATTACTACACCACTGCGGCTGGCGGTGGCGGTGGCGGTGGTGGTCGAACTGGTAACGGTACAGCGGGTCAAAACCATGTCGGCACGGGTGGCGGGGCGAACGGGTCAGTAGGCAATAGCGGGAATGAAGTGTCCGGCGTGTTTGATCTGTCCCCTTACGGGATCACCTTTGCATATACCAGAGGCGCAAGCGCCGTACCTGTTTTTACTTCTACAGGCCTACCATGGGAGGACACGCTTGTCCATCGCTGCAACACGGCTGCCGGCAATAGTGGCACAAACGCAGGTATACGGGGATGGGTAGGTGTCCCTTCTGGATATGCAGGAACTGTGTTAATACTTGAGTTTTTCTAGGAGATAGCTAATGCAAGCAATAGTCAACAAGGTTGATAGCACAGTAACTAAGTTTTTAGACGATGGCGAAAATTTAACAGATGATCAGGCAGCGCATTATTTTTTAGTGCCGAATGTTGAGCCTGTCGCATTACCATCAAGTATTTCTGACAGCGCAGAAAATGCAGTTTGCAAATGGGAAAACAGTCAGTTGGAATGGTCCCCTCTTTGAGACAGACTTAAGAAAAATAAGTGACTAAAAACAAATGGAGCAACCAATGGGTTTTAAACTAGGACTACGAAGTAAACAGAACTTGTCTGGGGTGCATCCCGACATGGTTGCTGTTGTTACAAGAGCATTAGAGATTAGTGAAAAAGACTTTAGTGTAACTGAGGGTGTTCGTAACATTGAACGTCAGCGTATGCTTAAGAGGACAGGCAAGTCAACTACACTCAAGTCTCGTCACCTGACGGGTCATGCAGTAGATGTTGTCCCTTACCCTGTGTCGTGGGAGTGGGATGAGTTTTATCCTATCGGTGATGCAATGAAAGCTGCTGCAAAGGAACTAGACATTAAGATCGTCTGGGGTGGTGATTGGAAGAAGTTCCCTGATGGGCCACACTTTCAGCTAGACTGGAAAGCCTATCCCCTTGACTAGGGGGGAAGAAGACTGCTTCGTAATGGGTAAAAATATATCGGCAACACTACTGTTTGCCTTGGTGCTTCAAGCGGCAATGATAGTTTGGAGTATCTCTCAAATGAGGGCAGACGTAGATGCTAACTACGCCTCTATAGTTAGAATAAGTGGTGATGTAAAAGCTGTCGAAGCATCGTCTAATATGCAAGCCGTGCAACTAGGCAAGATTGAGGAAAATATAAAGGGAATTAAAGAATCCCTTGAAAGGATGCTAGAGGTAATGGAGAAGGACTAAGAAGGGTATGATTGATCCAGTCACCGCTTTTGCTGCGGCTACCACCGCATTCAAAGGTATTAAAATGTTAGTTGGTGCTGGTCGTGAAATGCAAGACATATCGACACAGCTCGGCTCTTGGTACAATGCTGTTGCAGATATTAACAAGGCTGAGTCCCAACGTAAGAACCCTACTTGGTTAGACAAGAAGACCCACGGTAATGACAACATAGAACAAGAAGCTATGGATATTGTCATCCGTAAGAAGACCCTCATGGAGCGTGAGAAGGAAATAAAGTTTATGCTCAATATGAGGTTCGGCCCGTCTACTTATGACGACATGCTACAGATGCGTAGACAAATACGCAAAGAGAGAGAAGAAACAGTTTACGCTGCTATGGAAGCTAAACGCCAGATACAGAACAACCTAGCTATAGGTGGACTGTCTCTTGGTATCCTCCTCATACTTGGTGGGGGAATCTGGTTAATAGCGGCTGCTATGTAAAGGAGGTTTATATGAGCGTTACTATGGAAAGATTCTTACACTGGAAAATACTGCCACGCATTATGATGCTGGTTATGACATTTATGTATATAGAAGTTCTGTACTGGTTTATGGACTTAACCCCTGAGACCATGACCTCACAAGCTGCTGCTCTAACAGCTACTGTGACTGGTGCTATGACTGGCGCTTTTGCTGTATGGTTAGGACATGAAAAATGATAGGTTCTATTATTAGTAGTCTAACAGGACTAGCCACAAGCGTTATAGATGGCAAGACACAGATCAAGTTAACCGAAGCTGAGATCAAGAAGAAGCAGCTTACTGGTGAGATTGACTGGGACATAGAAGCTATGAGGGGTACTCAGAACTCATGGAAAGATGAGTGGATTACCCTACTGTTCAGTATCCCACTAATACTTGCCTTCTGTGGAGATTGGGGCAACGATATTGTAGCCCGTGGCTTTGCTGCACTTGAGGTTATGCCTCAGTGGTATCAGATTGCCTTGGGGGGTATCGTTAGTGCCAGTATAGGTATGAGGTCTGTGAGTAAGTTCTTTGGCAAGAAGTAGCCATGTATGTATTTTTACTGCTACTATATATAGGTACAGGAGAGAGTAGAGAGTTAGTAGATGCCACCTTAACCTTTACTTTATTAGCTGATTGTAACCGTCATGCTGCTGCACTTGTCCAAAGGTATAGCACTCACGGTATAACTCCTCAAGATAGGGCAGTCGCCTACTGTGTACCAAAGTTATACAAATAAGTAAGCCCCCGTTTCCCATGTAGGATTCGGGGGCTTTTTTCATTTGTTGTGCTCTTCTTCTAAGTGCCTAAACAGAGCATACATAGGCACCTTCATCTTAAACTCTACTTCCTTCTCTAGCCTGTCCACCTTCCCTACTAGCCAAAGTATTAACAGGGTCTGGACAACAAGAACTATAGACATAACATCAGGCATTATCCACCACCTTAATCAGCCTAGACCCGTACCACTCGGCTTTCTTTAGATCCTCTATACCATTCTTATAACGCCACCTATGTAAGTACTTGGCAATATTCCCACGTAGGTATCCGATGTATTCCTCTTCGGTTAAAAAGTCCTCGATGTATTCAATACACTCGATGTTACCTGTACCGTAATGAGGTGGGTGATTAACCAT